TGCACCCTTTTGCTGGATCGAGGTTAGACCTCGTCGAGCCAATTCATTGTCAATCTTGTCCATAAATTTGTTGTACTGAATCCAGCCCTTTTCAGCATCAGTTTTCTTTTGTGCTTCTGCTGGACTCTGAGAAGACAAGAACTTATCTGGTGAATCGGCAGATACTCTTTTGTTGTAAAGGTAGTTATAGGCAGCCTGTGAGAACTCATAACCTGAAGCGTCGTTGACTACCAAGCCAACTAACTTAGGTTCAATATTTACCAACTCGCTAATAAGGCCATCATACTTTTTGATGTTATCAATGGCTACTACAGATGATTGAACACCGGTAGGGTTCTTAGAAAGGCTTGACGTAAATGAGAAGAAGTCTGGAAAATCTGCAAGGAACTTGGCATCTGCTTCAATACCATATATGCGCTTGTATTCACGCGACTTATCAAGATAGAACTTGTAAGGACTATCAAAGCGTGGGGCAAATGGCATAATTAGGTTAGCAGCTACGCGCATATTCCAATAGTCTTTTGTCATCTTTAATATTTTGGCTGGAGATACTGGTGGCAAACCATCACGCTTTGCGTTCTGCTGTTCAGTATTCCAAATAAGTTGATAACTGCGTGCAAACTGCGGATCTGCAAGACCTGCTTGGGCAATAATTTTCTTGTTTAACCAAGTAGGCAAGAGTCCAGCAACAGGATTTTTAGTTGGACCGTAAGGAAGCGCCCATTTTAAAGATTCTTCAAGTCCTGGTTGTTTTTTTACGATTTCTGAGATCGGAATTGCAACATAAGGACCTACTGGAAATATATCGCTAAATATATTTGGGTTGCCCTTGTTGTAAAGAACGTCTAAACCGCCTTGGAAAATAATATCTAGTGATCCCTTTGGGATTCCCATCTCCGTAAGAGATCCCAATCCTGGTATTTGAGTAATTCCTTTTGGAAGGCCTATCCAGATAATGTCGTTACCAGTTGTTTGTCCTACTGGAACTGGATTACCTTCTTCGTCTGTTACAAGACCTGCTCTATTTGGAGATTGCCAGACTACATAGCCCTTGTTAAGAATAGCGGGGTTTGAAACAGCAAACTTCATCCAAGTTTTGTAAGCATTTTCTTGAGCAGAGAAGAATGGGTTGATGTATTTCATAGCCATTGCAAGGTTAGTCTTGCGTTCGATGTTAAATAGGATGCCTTTCATCTCACGTAATGCTACTTTGTGAGATACCGACATAATTTTCTGCTGATCTTCTACTGAAAACCTATTTCCCTTGAGGTCAGCCATAATGTTTACGCGTCGGCTGGCTTCTTTTCGGTACAAAGTTACATACAAAGGGTTACGCGCTAGCGCATCTTCTGGCATTGTAGCAAGTAATTTAAACGCACCGTTAATAATCTTTTGGATCTTCTTATCCGAGACATTAAAGAAGGCTTCTTCAAGCAAATTGCCGTGAATTATAGGCAGATCGGTTGGATCTTTAAATGTTGAACGCAGATCATTGGCAGTAATGTCTGATAACTTTGAACGAAGGTTAGAAGATACAGGTAAATAGTTATCAAAATATCCACTAATTCTAGTTACATACTCAACCGAGTTATCTGATGTTATTGAAAGACGGCGTCGTAGATCTCGTCCTGCTGGAGATGATTTAAGCCACTGGGCAATATCATCAATAGACTCTCCGGCAACAATCTTCTTAACAACTGCTGAGTTACCAAACTGTTGACGCAAGGTTTGCGCCCATTGGTCAAAGTATGCAGGATCTGTTGGTTTGATCTGAGTAATGCCTTTTGTTGATAGCGACCTTTTATACATATCGGTATTGCTATCAACCATACGGTCAAATGAGTTACCAGAAGATGCAATCTTGCGGAACATATCTCCTAGTGGCCCACCAAAAGCATCATCTAATACATAAGTACTTCCATCGGAAGTTGTGATTTCGTATGAACCAGTACCGATACGATCTTTAGGCTGTGCTTTCTTAGACTTATTAAGACCGTCTACGTAATGCTCATAAACAGCAAGTTTTTCTTCTTGCAATAACTTTAAAGTATTTACTTCACCAAGTAGATCAATGTCTTCTGGGTCAAGAGATAACTTAGTTTCTGCTGCAGCAATTTTTGCCTTGAGTTCATCAAGTTCTCCAATTACCTTAGTGCTAGCTGCTTGTAATTTTGCAAGAGTAAGGCCGTCCTGAACTGGTAAGTATTTATCTACCAATCGAGCAGGAGTCTTTATTGTGTTGTTAACAATATTCTTGATTCCTGGACCTAGGTGGCGCAGAGATGCCATAGCACCGACAGATGCAGCAATACGAAGTTGTGAGTCAATAGCGTTACGCTGTGTGTAACCTAGTCGAAGCAAGGCTCCAGCCTTAAATAGATCTTGAAGTACATCAGCATAATGGAACACAGAGTCTTTGCCTTTACCTACAAAGGCATTAATAGTTCCAGCGTTACGCTTTAGCAGTCTATCCATCAAATCAAAATCCATCAAAGGTAAATAGTTAGCGCTTTGGGATTCTAGTTGTTGCACTCTGATAATTGACCCATCAATGTCAACCATAAAGCCGCGATCTTGAATTGATTTAAGAGCAGATGTTCGAGCACCCTTATATCCGTTATAGATTAAGTTAATCTTTTCTTCATCTACTCCGTGCTTTGCAGCAAGTGCTCTAACTGCTACATCTTCAAGATTTTGTGTTGCAACAAAACGTTGTTCTGGAGTAGCTGCAGAAATATAGTTGTTAAGTAGGCGATTACTTTGTTCGGGTGTTAGATTCACGCGACTTTGTAGCCTTGATATATTGGCTACAATTTCACGATATGAATCTGCATCATTAAAGTCAACAAGTCCAGCAGGTCTTTCTCCCGCAAGGTATGAGATGTTTTGATACAAGCGATGAAAAGGAGTTGGCTGGTAGACATCAATCTTTGGTGAGCCTACTGTTTTATCGTAAAATTTAACAGCGCGAGACTTGGCTACAAAATCTTCTACCTGCTGCAAGCCTCTACCGGTTGTGCGCGTGAGAGCACCGCTGCCTTCGCCAATCTGCATTAACTTAGCAAAGTACTGGTCTGAATTTATAAGCGCTCTGTAATTATCTTGCGCTTCTTTAATAATTGCTGGATTGTCGTTAAGGAATGGAATCATTCCTGTTCCATCTGGAGCAGCAAATAATTTATATTCCTCTACCGCTGATAAATCCCCACGAGCCGCTTTAAGTGCATCGGTTATGTCAGCACGCATTACCGCTAACTCATCCATTGCTTTAGGATCGCCTAAAGCCGAACGCAGAATTAGCGCAGTTGATTCCTTCTCTGTTGACTGACCTAGTAAACTGGCAAGCAGTCCTGGTTCAGAGGAAGACTTAACCATTGGGTGGTTAAGCGCATAGACAGAATCGTTTGCAGTAAAGTCATCAATAACTTTAGTAAAACGGTTATTAACACCAAATTGGGATTTGGTAATATCTTCCGCTGCTTTTGCTACAGCATTGGCATTAGTTAACTGACCAACACCTAGTTCGCTTGCTTTAAGAACTTTTACACCCTTGCCAGCAACTAGGGTTACGTCACCAACTAATTGAGCAGCTACATCTACACCACCAGATAAGCCTTTACCCCAAGCGCTTTTCTTAAATGCAGCGTCGCGTTGAGCAGGATCATAGATGTTAAATTTAGGATCGTAACTAGATCTACCAGCACCGACTACGGCTTGACCAAGTGATACATCTTGAGCACCTTTGTATGCCTTGCTCCATAGACTAGGATCAAAGTATAGAAGATCTGGGAGGATTGGCGCAGTTCCTTCAAGAGTTCTTTTTTTAATTTCTGCTTCGGCTAAAACAAAAGTTGTAATAGGTTCGCGGATATATTCTTGGTTTATTTCATAAATCTTTTCAAGCGCTGGTTGCACTCCAGGAACTTTCATAATTGCCCCGCCAGCGGATGCAAGAGGCTTTACAATATCCTTGCCAGACTTTTCTGATGCAGTTTTAAATGGTTGGATAAAACCATTGTATTCATCCGCGTCATTCCAAGGAGCAGTTCCTACATCCCAAGCAAATTGTGCAATGCCTCTTCCTGCGCCAAGAAGTTCACCAGTAAGATCTCCAGTAAATTTTCCCGCAGTAGAAGCGATGTCGCCTATTCTATTCCATAAACTCACAGATTATCCCACAACTGTCTGATAATTTGTTTTGTCTCTGGAGATGTATTTGGTTGGTCTGCGATAAATTTTAATACTGGCTTATAAGCAGAAATTGCGGCGATAAAGTTTGTTTCATCTGGCTTACGGAGTGCTAATACTTCTGAACCCGCGCCTGCACCTATATCAACACCAGTAGTTCCTGGTTCTTCAGGGCGCTGTGTTGGTGCATAAAGATCTGGCATTGGTTGTGGTCTTACATTTGCTGTTTTAGCAAGCGGAGCGCCTGACTTAATAGCGGCTGTCTCAACGCCTTCACCATAGGCAATAGAACCCATTTGTAAATTGTCAGTACGTGTAGAGTACTTTCCCGGACCTGCAGGGCCAGCAAGTGGATTCATTGGTGCAGTAGTCACTTGTCTTCCCCTAACGTTTCTAAATCTTGTGCCATAGATTCCCACGCTTGGGAAGTCTTGGTCTTACGGTTTGAATGATAAATAGATAATTCGTATAATTCTGCGCTGAGTGTTTCAACTGTTTGCATTAAGTTATGAAAGAAACCAGCAAGGATCACTAAAAAATCAGAACGATGTACTGGGCGTGGTATTTTATTCAAATCATCCATAACCCAGTACACCTTCCGAAATAATAATTAACCCTTTTTTACTGCTGTGCCTTTGCGACCTTTTGGCATCATTCCAAAAAATACCTTACCGCCTGATGGCTTTGAGGTATCCTTCTTGCCTTCGACAGGCATTGAAACTGGCGCCTTAGCGCGTGATCCTTTGTTCATATTTACACCTCCCTTGCTTATGCTGCGCCGGTTATACCAGCAAGTAGTTGTGCTATATCCGGACGTTGACCAGCAGCAGGGGCCGAACCAGCTTGTTCTTGTGGAGGTTGCTGCGAGGCAGGAGCGGGGGCCGCACCTGCTGCTGGAATCTGTTGCTCCATACCTGGTGCCATAGGTGGCATCTCTGGGGTTGGTGCTTGCTCTGGCATAAATGCCTTCTCGATAACGTTCTCTAGTGCTTGTCCCTTTTGGCGACCTTGGATAACAGCAGCGATACGCCCGATAATCTGTGAAGGGTCTTGGCCCTGCGCCGCAAGAGCCGGTATCGCTTGTGCGTACTGGGCAACAGCAACGCGCAAAGAATCGCGCATTTCTTCAATATCAACACGTTGTTCCTCCTGTGTAACGTTAAGATCCATAGGAATCTCACGACGTACATAGTCACGCGATACGAGTTTATCTGAACGCATTTGTAGCAAAGCAATGATGGC